CATGGTACAGACGCCAACTGATTCGGTAACTAACACTGATTAGAACTGGGGAGCCCTTCGGGGTTCCCCTTTTCTATTATACATACTCTTAGGAGATCGATATGGCTTCACCACGAAAGATAACGGGCTTAAATGAACAAGGCAACATCATCACCGATATTGCCACTGGTAAGACTGCATCTGGTGGTCCTACCAAGAAAATCCCCGGTCAATCAGGCATCAGTCTCAAGTCCCTTGATCGACAACCCAAATCATCTAATGGGTTGTTACCCACATCCTATCAATTCACAGTGGCCCGGTTGCCACATGTCACTTTCTTTTGTCAGTCCGTCAATCTTCCGGGTGTTCGTATTGAAAAAGGTATCCAAGGATCTCCATTCCATGATATTGATATCCCGGCCGGCAAACCCACATACGGTGATTTGCGAGTAACCTTCATTATTGATGAAAAGATGAAGAACTGGATGGAAATATCCGATTGGATGACAAGTCTGTTGCCTAACACCACATTGGGACTCAATGATGTGGTGTTGCCTCGGGATCGATTTTCAGATGCAAGTTTGATCATCACAACAAACCAATCTAACGCTCAAATTCTGTTCAAATTCACGGACACATTTCCATTGGAAATTGCCGATATCAATTTCACAAGTGTGGAGACATCATCAGATCCTATTACATGTGAAGTGACATTCGGATACACTGAATCATCATACGAGATCATTAGAACTTGACTTTTGATAATGTTGTGATATACTTCCTGTATAGGAGGTACAAATGAATCTGAAAGACATTATGAATGAAGCAACCAAAGATCTAACCATAGATCCAACTGAGTTGGGGATTGCTTCGTTATCCATACCCCAAAAACACAACAAGTATCTCAATCTCCTTCGGGATGAGAGTGTTCTCCACAAGAAACTCAAAATCGACTACAAAACACTGCGGCGGTTGAAGTGGGAGTATTACCTTGGCAAAACAGATGAGGAAACCCTCGAACGTCTTGGGTGGGAACCCTTTCAATTGAACATTCTCCGTCAAGATGTAGATCGATATCTTGATTCTGATGATGAACTCAATGTGTTGAAAATCAAGGTCGAACTCTGTGAAGAAAAAATGAGTCATCTTGAATCTATCATCAAGAACATCACCAATATGCAATGGAACATAAAGAATGCCATTGATTGGAAAAAGTTTGTGAGTGGACAATGAAAGAAGACAACGATCCAATGCACGCCGTCTATCTCACAGAGGCCTACAAGTATGCCCGAGATAAAAGTCATGACAAACACACCCAAATAGGATGTGTCTTGGTATCACCACACGAAGGCGTTGTCACCTACGCTTCTAATACCTTCACACATGGTATGGTTCCGTCTGATCATATGTTTGATCGGCCCGAGAAATATGCATATATCGAACATGCGGAACGCAATGCTATCTATCGGTGTGCTTTGAAGGGATACTCGACTGCTGGACTGGTTATGTACTGTCCGTGGTGGTGTTGTGAGGACTGTGCGAGGGGTATTGTGCAGTCAGGCATCACCAATTTTGTTGGACATCATCTAATGTATGAACTGGCAACTAATAGATGGAAGGAAAGCATTGATCGTGGTATTGAAATCATGACAATGGCTGGCGTTAACATCATCAATTGGTCTGGTCGAATTGGTCGTGAGGACATTTCTGTTCTTTTCGACGGATCATCAATCAATCCGTGACCTAAATACTCATGGATGAAAGATTTATTACTACAACCTGTTGATTCCGTAAACATCCGTGTTCGTTGTGACCGGGGTGTTGCGAAGGAACTGTCAGATTTCCTGACGTTCAAAGTCCCCGGTCATGAATACATGCCTGCATTTCGTAACAAAATGTGGGATGGTCAGATCAAACTTTACAACATTCATAGTCAACAAACATATGCGGGACTTTTGGAATACGTTACCAAGTTTGCATCCGACAGAAACTATTCCTACGAAGTACATCCCGATTTAGTCACTAATGATCCACAATTGGACTTCTCTGACTTTATTGAATCACTTGATCTACACATATCTGCAAGTCCAATTACACCCCACGAACACCAGATCCGTGCATTCAAACATGCAGTGAACAATGATCGATGTTTGTTGTTATCTCCAACAGGGTCAGGCAAATCCTTGATCATCTATATGTTGTTACGATATTACCTTGAACATATTGATATGAACAAACGTGTGTTGATAGTCGTACCTACTACGTCTTTGGTAACACAGTTGTACAACGACTTTGACGATTACAGTTCTGAATCCGATTGGAATGTTGAGGATCATTGTCACAAAGTTTTTGCTGGTCGAGAGAAATTGGTCAAGAAGAAACGAGTGATCATTTCAACATGGCAAAGCATATACAAGTTACCACGGAGTTATTTCGGGGAGTTCTCTGTTGTGGTGGGTGATGAGTGTCATTTGTTCAAATCCAAGTCCTTGACCAGTATCATGACAAAACTTGAAGATTGTCCATATCGTTTTGGTACAACAGGCACTTTGGATGGCACACAAACGCACAGGTTGGTCATAGAGGGACTTTTTGGTCGTGTTTTCAATGTAACGACTACGAAGACGTTGATAAAGAAAAGTCTCCTAAGTGACCTTGAGATCGACTGTATCACACTCGAATATCCAGATTATATCCGTGACAAAATGAAACGGTCTAAATACCAAGAGGAAATCGATTTTTTGTTGTCGAACACAGAACGTAACGAATTCATATGTAAACTGTGCAACAACATTCAAGGAAATACGTTAGTGTTGTTCCAGTATGTGGAGAAACATGGCCGGCCCTTGTTGAAAATGATAGAACATGAATGCAACGGACGAGATGTATTCTTTGTATACGGAGGAACAGACACGGAGTTACGAGAGAAGATACGTCAGTTAATGGAGAAAAAGAGCAATGCAATCATTCTGGCATCGTATGGAACATTCAGCACAGGTATTTCAATCAAGCGGCTTCATAACATCGTTTTCTCGTCACCATCCAAAAGTAGAATCCGGGTATTACAGAGCATAGGAAGACAACTTCGAAAGTCGAAACACAAGGAGAAGGCCAAACTATTCGATATTGCAGATGATCTCCATTGGAAGAAATGGAACAACCACACACTTCGCCATCTATATGAGCGAATCAAAATCTACAAAGCCGAGAAGTTCAACCACAGGATCGTAAAATTGAACTTGTACAGTCAGGAGTAATGACATGACAACAGGAAAAGAAACGGTATTCAGATTATTGAACGGCGAGAGCGTCATTGGGAAATTGATTTCAGAGACTCCAGATAGTTATGTGGTAGAACGGCCATATGCGTTCCAAGCGTTTGTGATAGGAACCACACCGTTTAGTGGTAGAGAAATCGTAACACTGAAAGATTGGTTGAAGTATTCCACAGATAACCACATCATCATTACAAAGAACAATGTCCTGGCTCAATTCAATCCAGACCCCGACATCATAAAACTGTACAATGACAAAAAAGAGTTTGACGATGACCCATCGATAACACAGAGTGATATAGATTGCATGTATGAACAACAACTCAGAAATGAAGATCCATCTAACTTCAATGATCTAATGAAATACATGAACGTCATCGATACAGACATCGAACCTGAATCAGACAAAACATCCGAATCGTTTGGTTTGACTATCCCAGTCGGCGAAGATTTTCTAAATGATTTGATGGAGTTGTTGAACATGCACACCGGCGAAAATGATATCAATATCGGCAAAGACGATGCCAGCTTTATCGACGAAGAGGAAGATAAACAGGATGATCCCGATGAATGGGGAAATCATTTCCGACACTGGTCGATGAACCCAGAAGATTATCTGTAATTCTCTGACGGCTATGGCCGGCTAAGCATAGGCCTAATTACACTTCCAACCCTGACACAGAGATAATACCATTGTCAAGGTTCAAATCAACAAAAAACTGTGAAATAGTCTAAAATAGTTTGGACACTGGGATAAAGTGGTGTACAATGTGTCCATAACAAGGAGATTCGAATGTGTCCAAGAAGAAAGACAATCATTACATAGACAACAAAGAGTTTTTTCAAGCCATGAAACAATGGAAGGAACAAGTGGATGATGCTGAAGCATCAGGCGAACCAGTTCCACCAGTAACAGAGTATATTGGAAAGTGTTTTATGGATATAGCCAACAATTTGTCATACAGACCAAACTTCATCAATTATCCGTTTAGAGATGAGATGGTTGGAGATGGGATTGAAAACTGTTTGATGTATTGCCACAACTTTAATCCCGAGAAGTCAAATAATCCGTTTTCATATTTCACACAGATCATCTATTATGCGTTTCTACGACGAATACAAAAAGAGAAGAAACAGAGCTTTATCAAGTACAAACTGTTAGAGAATATGGACATACACGGGAATGTTTCTACTAATTTGAAGAAGGATGATAAGTATGCTGACTCAAAAAATCCATATGCCGCAGCAATGCGATTGACAGAACATGATCTTGATAAATTTGAGGTCAAGAAACGAAAAAACAAGAAACAGCAAGGAAACTTAGACGAGTTTTTAGATAATGAAGATAGCCCTGATAAATGACACCCACTGGGGGGCGAGAGGCGACTCTCAAGTGTTCCTAAACTATTTTATGAAGTTCTTTGACGATGTGTTTTTTCCATACGTCAAAGAACATAACATATACACAGTAATACACGCAGGCGACCTGATGGACAGGCGCAAGTTTGTCAATTTCAATATCCTGAATCAGGTGAGGGAGAAGTTCATTGAAAGATTAGAAGAAGAAGGTATTGAGATGCATTGCATCCTCGGAAACCACGATGTCTATTATCGCAATACTAACCGTGTCAATTCTATGTCTGAGTTGTTCGGTGACTCTCCTGCCCTAAACATATACGAAGAGCCCGTTGTGAAGACTTTTGGTGCTTTAGATATTGCCTTTCTTCCGTGGGTCAATAAAGAGAACTACGACCAATCCATTGAGTTTATCAAGACAGCCGAATCACCCGTCCTTATTGGACATCTTGAGTTAGATGGTTACGAAGTGATGCGTGGTGTGAAGTTTGATAGTGGTATGGACCCTAAACTCTTCAGTAGATATGAGAAGGTTCTCTCTGGACACTTCCACTGCCGACAAGAGAAGGGTAACATCTACTATCTTGGAACCCAGTTTCAAATTACCTTCAGCGATCTGAACGAAACGAAGGGGTTCCACGTTCTTGACACAGACACCCGAGAGATTGAGTTCATCCCCAACCCATACCAGATGTTCCACGCTGTCACCTACAACGATAAAGATGGTCCAGTTGATACAGATGAGTTTGATTACCGTTACCTTGAGAATGCATATGTCAAATTGTTCGTAGAACACAAAGAACACCCATATTCCTTTGAGCGGTTTATGGACAAACTCTATGATTGTGGTGTTGAGAAGATTACCATCGTTGAGGAACTGGTAGACATCTCGGACGAAGAAGAAATAGTTGACTTAGCCCAAGATACTGTTACACTGATCAACAATGAGATTGAGGGGTTGGAAGAAGTGAAAGACAAAGAGAAGATGAAACGTATCATTCGTGAGTTGTATATGGAGTCATTGTCATTATAAATTTCACGCAATTGAAGTGGAAGAATTTCCTCTCAACAGGAAACTATCCGACAACACTGGACCTCACCAGACACAGAAACACTCTGATATCGGGAGAGAATGGTGCAGG